TTTTCAAAGATAAAGTAGATGACCATGAAACATTTGAAATAAATACTGATTGTGGTATAAGGTATGCAGATGGAACGATACGTTTAGATGCAGATCATTATTTTGGTGGCAGCTCATTAGTTTCTGATATTTATGCTTCTGGTTGGAAATATTATTTTAGAACTAAAGGGTGCGATAATTTACATGGTACTCAAGGAGGGCATCATGCACATGCTTTTATAATAGATAAATTTAATTTAAACAATATACCATATAAGATACCTCATAAGTTTTTATTTAATAAGCTTAAAAAAAGAGAAGTATGAGCAAACCGATAACATATGCATATTTAGAGACTACAAATTATTGTAATCTACAATGTTCATTCTGTAACAGACATGAAGTTATAGGAGCATTACAGCATATGCCTTTATCTAAATATAGAAAAATGTTAGAAGGTTTAGCACATCATCCTATAAAGGAAGCTAAACTTATGGGAATGGGGGAACCAATGCTTCATCCACAATTTGATGAGGTATGTAGAATATTCAAAGAATTTTTTCCCGACGCTTTTTTAATTGTTGCTACAAATTGTCAATACCCGGTAAGGCCTGGAACTAAGATGGGGACTAAGTTTGAAAATAGTATGAAATATATAGATCTTTTATACTTTAGTATAGACGGTTATAAAGAATCATACGAAAGAGATAGAGCACCAGCTAAATGGAGTAAATTAGAAACTTTTTTAGCTGATTTTAAAAATATGGATAGACATGGATGTAGAGTTACTTGTAACTACGTAGTAAATCCAGACAATATACAAGATATTAAAATTATACAAGAAAAAATAGTTGATGAGTATAAACTAGAAGAATTAAGATTAAATATAGCTCAAGATTGGTCTGAGGATAAATCGCTTGTTGGTGGTTATTCTGAAAAAGATTTACTATATTTAAAGAACAACTGGAGTCATGCTATAAAAGGAAAAAAAGAATGGGATTTTTCTGATTGTTTTTGGGTGCAAGAAGGCATATATACTACAGTAGAAGGACATGTAAAAATGTGCTGTTTGAATACTGGTGCAGAACCATTCGGTAATTTATTTGATAATAGTATAGATAAAATAAGACAAAATAAAGACTATTTGAAAGTTAAAAAAGGATGTGAAACTAATAATCCTACATCTCATTGCAAAAATTGCTCATATAAAGAACTAACACCTATATTAGAAAAGATAATATGATAAGTACAATTAAAAAGTTATTTTCTTCGAAAGAAAAACCTGTAAATAGACAAGCTAAACATTTAGAAGAAATTTCTAAAGCTAAAAATACTATAAAAAACAAAGGCAGTGTATTGATAGGAGTAGGATGCTCTCATACTCAAGGATGTGCATTTACTAAAAACGAACTTAATGTCGAAAAACACGAATTAGCTACAAATGCATTAAAAGAAAAGTATAATACTACTCATGTTGATACTAAATTTTTAACTAATGTATCTTGGGTAGGAAAGCTTGGTAAAAAAATGAAAGTTGATAAGGTTTATAATTTTGGTTATGGAGGTTGGGGAATAGAATCTGGTATAAGGGCATTAAGATCTTATTGCTTTAAAGTAGATTCGTTAAAAAATCATACTATAGTTTTTCAAATACCAAGTCCAACCAGGAAAGAAGTAACTTATTCTAGTTTTGATAAAGCAGTTCCTGTAAGAGTTGATACAGTTGGTAATATAACAAGATTTGAATCAAAAGCACCATACAAAGAAGCATTTTTAGAACACTATGTTGATTTTGAAAATATAGAAGGTAACATGATTTATGAATTATACTTCTTACAAGATTATTTAGAACTAAAAGGAGCAAAAGTTAGATTCTTTGATCATCCATTTTCGGATTGGGGCATACAGACTACAAATCAATCTGAAAGTTTCAAGATTGGTTATAGAGAATGGTTTGGCAAAAGTTATGAAAAATTTGCTACTGAATTACCTGATATCCCCGCAGTATTTAACAAATTAAATTTAATGGACTTATCAGATTTTTATAATAAAGATGAAAATTTTGAAAACGAAGGCACTTTACACCATGAAGGGTTAAAAAAAGATGATGCTCATTACTCAGAAACAGGTAATGAAAGACTAGCAAAAATACTATTCAAAAGACTAGATAAAAAATATAGTAAACGAGTATTTGCGACTTTACCAGGTGTTTGGGACTTGACTAGAAACAAGAAAAAACTAATATGATAAAACGTATTTTTAACTCTGAAATACCGCACAGTAGATTACGATTACATTCTTCTGAAAAAACTTCTCCATGGAATATTATTTTTCCTAAATTTAAAGAAGCTATAAAAGATGAAGATATAAGATACTATCCTAATATCAAAACTAGTAAAGCTTACTCTTTACTTCAAGATTTTTATTTAAGTGATAATTTCTTAATTGGAGCAGGAAGTGATAGATGTATAAAATACTTTTTTGAATTATATCAAAATAAATCTAAGGTAGTCACTACAGACCCTAACTTTCCTATGTACAACGTATATGCTGATATGTACACCATGGAAAAAAAATTAGTACCATATACAGAATTAAAATTTCCTACAGAGCAACTTATAAATAATATTGATGATAATAGTATAGTAGTAATATCTAATCCATCTTCTCCTATAGGCGATCTTATAGATATAGTAGATATACATAAAATATTAACCATAGGAGTACCAGTTTTAATTGATGAGGCTTATATAGAGTTTGCAAACGGAACTTCTGTAATTAGTCTGATTAAAACTTATCCTAATTTATTCGTTACGAGAACCTTTTCTAAAGCTCTAGGAAGCGCAGGTATTAGAGTAGGTACGATTCATAGTCAACAAGAAAATATAAAACTTTTATTACAGTATAGAGATATGTATGAAATTACTGGTTTAAGTTTAAAATGGATAGAAACATTATTAGATAATTACTTATATGTACAAGAATATATAGACAGAGTTAAAAAAACGAAAGCGTTTTTGCTAGATAAATTTAAGAATAATAATATACAACATATAAGTTCAGAAAGTAATTGGATACATATAAAAGGAGATTTTAACATACCTGAAAATATAGAACTAAGAAAGGATTGTAAATTATTAGATTTAGGAGATGATTGGATAAGATTGTGTGTTAGTGAAAATATAGAAGATTATAATTGGCTATAATGAACAGAGCATTAAAAAAAGAATCAATACCAATAGTAAAAAAAGTACTAGATGAAGTAGATGTATATCATTTTACTAATTTTCCTTGGCAAGCTTCATTACAGGATGTAAGAGGACATAATGATAAGATTTTAAGACAAGCTTTTACTATTGGCAAGTATGGTATTATGTCTGATTTAGTTAATTATAAAACATCTTTTCAAAGAGCTATTGAGTATTCATTATATGGAGATTATTCACAAACGTTAAGGCAAAAATTAAATATAATTAACGAAATGGTAGATTGCAACTTTAAAAGCTATTTACCTGTTCATATTTCTGTAAAACCTAATTTTGAAGGTGAACAAGAATTAGATTTATATAACGTAAATAATCATAAAAATTATAGGTTTATAGCTCACCCTGGTCAAACAAGATGTCAAGCAAGTGTGTTTACTAAGACTCCGTTAAAAAATGTACTTTTGTATATTCCTAAAAAATATTTTAAACAATGTAAGCTCAAAGAAAGTAAAAGTTTTAAAAAAATAAACTCAATAGAAGAATTACTCCAAGTATATAATCCTAATAAAGAGATAAACAGTACTTATCAATACGATTTCTTTATGCCATCGATACCAGATGGACTAAAAAAACATAATGATATACCTATATTAAAATGTAATCAAATAACTGATTCAAAAGGCAATTCATATCATAATTCTAAGTATTATGTTGAAAATAGTTTTATTTCAATGAGAAATTTTTCGGAAATATTTTGGAATAATAAATTTATCATATATACTACTTCCTTAGAATTAGCAGATAAATTTCAAAATAAAAATAGAAAGGAATTATTTAACGGTACAGCAAACTTAGGAGATGATCTGCAGTTTCACGAGAATAAAGAAACACAGAAAGGACTTTCTTTAAATATTGATTTATCTAAACCTAACAGTCCGTTTTTAAATTTACCTTATAAGGAATATCAAGAACTAAAATCATATGCAAATTTTTTGAAAGATCCTATAAACGACGACCCAGATCAACAAAAACAACTTTTCTTTCCCTCTAATATTGAATATGCAAGAATAGAGGAATGTGATAGTTTTAATGATATAGTAAAAAAACATAATTTTAAAGGTTTTTGTATTTATTTTAATTCTAAAAAAGTAAAAACTTTTAACAGAGATTTTATTGAATTACTATATTATATAAATTCAACAGTAGCTTTAAGCAGTAACAAAGAAAAAACAATAGCTATTTTAAACTGCGAACATGAGTACTGGAAGACAGGAGAAAATTTTAACCAGTGGATTATAGAAGAAACATTTTATAGTTAATATGGAAACAATAGGCTTTTTAACACCGTACAGACATTTACCTAAATTTAGGAAAATAGTATCTAATAATTTTAAATGCTTAGATTTATCAGATCTAACTAATAAAGAACAACAGCAATTATTTAAGGAATGCGATTATTTATTTGCTGCTCCAAATTACTTAAATTATATTATTACAGATAAAATGCTGAAAGGTACTAAAGTATCAAAAATTATTACACCCTCAACTGGCTTAAATCATATACAAGCACAATCAGTAGATATCATTCATATAAAAAATGACCCTGTATTAAAAAATATTTGGTCAACAGCTGAACATAATTTATATTTAATGTTAAAACTCCCTCGTCAAACAAACAATATAGTTGAACTTCATTCTAAGAATTTAGGTATATTAGGACATGGGAGATTAGGTAGTATGGTAAAAAGATTAGCAAGACCTTTATTCAATAAAGTATATGTTATGGATAAGAATCATAATAAACCAGAGTTTTTTAAAAATATTGATTTTTTAAGTATAAACATAGATTTAAATGATGATAACATAAAGTTAATTGGAAGGAAATTTATTAAAAAGTTTTCTAAAAAACTATTTATAGTAAACACCAGTAGAGGTGAAGTTGTTGATGAAAAAGAAATTTTAGAGTTATTGAAAAATAAACAAATATTAGGATATGCAACAGATGTTATACAAGAAGAACATACTAATGAATCTTCTATTCTGAAAAAAACTAGATTAGATAATTTAACAATAACTCCTCATATAGGAGGCACAGCTTTAGAATCTCAAGAAAAAGCTTATAATAGAGTAATTGAAAAATTAAAATATTATGAAGAAATATAGTCACGTTTTAGCTAGCGGTTGTAGTTTTACTGTAGGAGCAAATATAGTAGATAAAAACGAAGATGCTGTAACTACTCAAAAAAAGTATAGAGCTTCATCATTAGTAGCAAAACATTTAAATATTCCGGAAGTAAACGTTGCTAGACCTGGGGGTTCTAATGAAAGTATTATAAGAAAAGCTTTTGAATGGATAGAAGAAAACCCATCTAGTAATCCACTAGTACTTATAGGTCTTTCAGGTCTTACTAGGATGGAAATATGGAGTGAACATGATCAATTGTTTTATGATATACATCCTTTTGATTTCCCTGCTGCTAAACCTTGGGAGAGTCCTATAGCTAAAAAAAGAGCTAAAAAATTATTAGGAGATGAATCATTAAGTAAAGAATTATATACATGGGCAAAAACATATACTCAAAATTTTTATAATACAAAAGTTGAAGAAAAAAAATTGAGAAGAAAAATTAAACTTTTCGATAGCTACTTAAAACTAAAAAATATAGATTATTTTATATGGAATTCAATAGAAGATAATTTAGGAGAATTAAAAAATGAATTACCGTTTATTTCTTTCGGTATAAATTCAGCAGAGTATGGTAACGAATCAAATTTAAAATATAACGTAAATGATAAACAGGGTGAGTTTAAAACCCCTGAAGACTGCTGGTATCATTATATTAGAAAATTGCATGCAGAAAAATACCCAGATTTTAATGATACATCGAAAAGGAGTAATTATCCACCGTATGGAGAATATTTTTGCGGAGGACATCCATCACCAGGTTCAAATAAAATTTTGTTTGAGCTAATAAAAAATAGATTATGACAGATCAAGAATTTGTAGATTATTTAGAATCATCACCTAACAGTGAATGGTATAAAATACTAACATCTGGGGACGGTAAGTACTTAGGAGCAATGAAGTATATTATAGAAAATAAACCTAAGTTTACATTAGAATATGGAGGAGGGAGAAGTACTTATGTACTTACTTTATTAATTAATGAATTAAATTATGGCGGTAAAATAATTGGAATTGAAGAGGTAAAAGAATGGTGGGATCATCATAATGAAGATGGAAGTAATGAATTTAACAATATTATATTAGTAGGAGATAGTATAATAGAAGACGATAAGTTTACTTATGTTCACGATCTAGAATCTTATAAAGATGTAGATTTTGTAATATTAGACGGCCCTGATTATAGGGCGTATGGGGATAGACTTGGGGTAACGTTAAATTTAAAGCTACTTGTAGATTATATAGGAAAAGAAATACCTTATTTTATAGATGGAAGACAAGGGTGTGTTAAGTATTATAAAAAATTAGGATACACATCTGAAATACCTGATATAAAAAATGACGGATTAATATTAAGCCCAATATAAAATGAAAATAATATCAGAACTTTGTCAAAACCATAATGGAGATAGGTCTATTCTTGAGTCTATGATAGAGTATGCCGCTTGTGATAGTGATATACTAAAAATACAGTCTATTAAAGCAGACACGCTTACCAAAAGAAAAGAATATGAAGATTTTAGACCTTATAAAGGAGAGTTTAGTAGATTAAAAAGTATAGAGTTATCATGGGAAGATGAAAAATTCTTTATTGAAAAATGTAAAGAGCATGATGTTGAATCTATGACTACATTATTTACTCCTAAACATATAGACTATTTTAATTCCTTAGGGTACGATAATTTAAAACTATCAGGATACTCTATACCAGCGTTTGATTACGGTAAAAAATTATCCGATCTAAATTTTAAAACATTATACTTTTCAGCTTCTAGTTTATCTCTTAACGAATTATCTAAAACTGTAAATAATTTAAAAAAAATGGAGATAGATTTTTGTTTACTAGGGTGTACTTGTGTTTATCCAACTCCTCTTGAAAAAGCGAATTTGCAAAATATAGATTTTTATAAGTATTATTTTAGTTTAGATAAAATAGGATATAGTGATCATTCTAATCCTTATGAAGATAATTTACTTACTCCTAAATTAGCTATATTTCAAGGTATAGACGTATTAGAAAGGCATTTTACGATTTTAAAAATAGATGAAACCAGAGACGGTAAAGTATCTATGACCCCAGACATGTTATCTGAATTAAGAAGATTTAGTAATTTAACTATTTCAGAACAATATAACGAATTAAACGAATTTAACAAACAACAAATTTTTAATCACAAATATTATAGAGGTAGATTTCAATGAAAATAAGTTTTATATTAGTATATTCAAGTATTAAGAACATGATTCTTATGGATCCAAAATCATGGAGTTCTAAAGATAGGTACTATGACAAAACTATCCTAGAATTCACTAAGAAAATACTTAAACAAATAGATTCTTTAGATATAAATAAAGAAATAATATTATTAGATAATTCTGGAGATTTTCCAAAGGAATTTTCTTTACCTTCCTTAAAAGTAGTGCCTAGTATAGGAGCATGGAATGATAAAGAAATAGAAGATAATAAATATTTATTTAGTAATATAAAAGATAGAATAGGCCTATACGATAGAGGTATAGGAATAAAAGGATCTAATCAAGCTGAAATCACAGCTTTAGGGTTTGAACACGGGTTAGCAGTAGCAACAGGAGATTACTTTATTTTGCAACATAATGATACATTATACTTAGATGAGTATTATAAGACGGAAAAATTGATAAAAGATGCAGTAACTACTCTAGAAGAAAATAATTATGAATATATAACTATAGATAAAAAACCTCTAAAAGATGCAACCTTCAAAGGGATGAATTATTTTGCTGATTGCTATTGGTTTTTATGCAGAAAAGATTTTTATACTAAACATAATATATGGGTAGATTGGTGTAGAGGTGATAATAATCATCTTGCAACTATTACTTGTAATGATAAAAATTTAAAATACCTACACCTACCAGGATTTTATGAAACTTTTGAACATAGTAAGGATTACTATAAAGAACAATACCCTGATTTAGTAGGGAATGTTCATTTTTTTAATAATATTCCTTTTATGACTCACATGAAAGGAGGTACAGGACTAAAAAGATATGATATTACTGACAGGGGGAGATAGTTGGACTCAAGGAGATAATCCTTCACAAAAATTAAACTGGGAAGCCAAGAAGAATCTTGACTGGTATGATATAGTACCGTATTTTGGTAACCCACTCCATTCACCTACAAATATAGTAGATGATAGAGGGTATGAAGATACTAAACTTTTATATAAATTTTATGATAGTGAAGTTTGGCCAAAAGTACTAGGTAGAAATTTAAATTTACAGACATGGAACTCCGGTAGGTTAGGAGCTGATAATAGAAAAATATGTGAAACCACTATCTACTCTATAAAATATTTACAAGATTTAGGACATAATGATATTTTTGTAGTGGTAGGCTGGTCGTCGATGTTTAGACAAAAAATATTTGTAAGAAAAGATAAAAAGTATATACATAATGATACTATGAGACCTCTTTCGATGAATAAAGATATGATTATAAAAGATAGTATTTTTACTTCACATTTTCTTCACGATATATTATACCTTCAGTCTTTTTTAGAAAATAATAACATTAAATACTTATTTTTTAACGCATTCGATTATGTTTTACCTAAAGAGGATAAAGCAGCAGATTATATTAATCTTAATAACTGGGTTCATAACTCATTAGAAGAAGGTCATATGAAAGAATATTTGTTAAAAAAATATAATTTAGAAACATGGGGTGATGGTAAAATATTTGTAGGATGCCATCCTAGTGATGTGGGTCATATCGATTGGGGTAATTATTTAACTGAATATATAAAAAGCAATAATGTTGTATAATTACAATAAATTTCTTATCTTTATAATATGACCACTATAAAATTAATTATTTTCGATTTAGACGGGGTTTTAGTTGAAGCTAAAAATATACATTTTGATGCTTTAAACGAAGCTCTATCTGAAGTAAACGCTGGTTATAAGATAATGTGGAATGAGCATTTAAATAAGTACGATGGGTTAAAAACATATCAAAAATTAGACTTATTAACTAAAGATAAAGGGTTACCTGCTGAAATACATAATCAAGTATGGGAAAGAAAACAACAATTAACTCTTAATAAATTAACTAATTTAAAACATAATAAGGAACTAGTAAAAACGTTTAAAGAACTACATAGCCAGGGAATAAAATTAGCAGTATGCTCTAATTCAATACGTAGAACCTGCCTTACAGTTTTATCTAAATTAGGATTGATAGAATTTTTAGATCTTATTATATCTAACGAAGATGTAAAAAATGGTAAACCACATCCAGAAATGTATTGGAAAGCAATATCAATGATGAGCTGTTTACCTGAAGAAACTTTAATAGTTGAAGACTCACCTTATGGATTACTTGCAGCATCACGTTCTAAATCACATATTTTAAGAGTTAAAAATACAAAAGAAACAACATTAATAAACATACATAATAAATTAAATCAAATACAAATGGGAGAACAACAATCAACACCAGCATGGAGAGATGAAAAACTTACTGTATTAATTCCTATGGCAGGAGCTGGAAGTAGATTTCAGCAAGCAGGATATACATTTCCTAAACCATTAATTGATGTTAAAGGCAAACCTATGATACAAATCGTAGTTGATAACCTAAACATAAAAGCTAACTATGTCTACGTTGTACAAAAAGAACATAGAGAAAAATATAATTTAGATACTTTATTAAACCTATTAACACCTGGTTGTAAAATTGTTGAAGTAAATAGTTTAACCGAAGGTGCAGCATGTACTGCACTATTAGCTAAAGAATATATAGATAATGACAATCCACTATTCTTTGCAAACTCAGATCAATATGCTGAATGGGATTCAAATGAATTCTTATATAAGATGAATGAAACTGATGCAGATGGAGGAATAGTATCTTTCAAAGGAACACACCCTAAATATAGTTTTGCTAAAATAAATGATAAAGGACTAGTAACTGAAGTAGCAGAAAAAGATCCAATTTCAGATATAGCTACTGTCGGATACTACTACTGGAAAAAAGGTTCTGATTTTGTAAAATATGCTGAACAGATGATTAATAAAAATTTAAGAGTAAATAATGAGTTTTATGTATGT